AAACTTAATACACACAGGAAATAAGAACGAATTAACGGTTCCAAAGATAATAACACAATTTAGTAATATTGATAAAAGTGAAAAGTCAAAACTTCCTGTAATTGAGATGTTAAGTAGAGGTGACTTTCCTGTTGATGAAACACTATTACCGTTATTCAAAAGAAAATTAATTTCATTTGTAAATCAAAAACAAATTGTACATAATTATAATAAACAAAAAGAAAAATTAGATAGTTAATGAATTTATTGGAAGGAATGAGAAATGACTGTCAAGAAGGAAACATCAGTTGGTTTCCCGAAAGACAACAAGTATTGACTCAATTAATTAGTGAAAGAAAACCAAAAAATTTAATACAAATTGGTTTTAATATGGGACATTCCGCCCTTATTATTTGTGATGTTATTGCATCATTAAGAAACTCAAATCAATATGGTGATGAACCAGTAACAATCCACGTATTTGATTTGTGTGAACACGAATGTACGGTTCCTAATTTTGAGATATTAGCAGAACAATCAAAACAATTTAATATCTTCCTTAATTTAATTCCAGGTTCGTCTCTTGAAACATTACCAAACTTTATGGAATACAATAAAGAAATGTTATTTGATTTCATTGAGATTGACGGATGTCACACATATGAATGTCTAATGGAGGATATCAAAAATACAATACATAGAGTAAAACCTGAAGGTATTTTATACATTGATGACTATAAATCAACACAGGCACCAATACCTGATGTTGATAGAGGAATTGAGGAAACTGATTGGAGTAGTTTTAACACTTGGTATATTGATGGTGTATTTTGGGCAGAAAGAAAACAACCAAACATTTATACGTTAGAAGATATATTAAAACCTTTTGAGGTTGTAAATCACCCACTTCATTATGGTGGAGAAGAAAACCCATACGAGGCAATTAAAGTTATTGATGCGTGGAATTTAGGTTTTGCACTTGGAAATACAGTAAAATATATTTCAAGGGCAGGAAGAAAGGATCCACAAAAAGAATTGGAAGATTTGAAAAAAGCTATGTGGTATTTACACCACCATATTAGTAAGTTGGAAAATCAGGCTTGAATGTAAACGTCATCACCTTCTTTGATGTCATACTTATCACAGTCACCGCCAGCAATTTCTAAAATTAAATCACCTTCACCACTATACGATTCACATTGCTCATCCCTACAAGGTGGGCAATTTTTATGTATATTATTTACCTTCATATTTTTGATGAAGATTATATCAAGGGATATTTGACAATTCTTCATCCAAAAGGAATGTTGTCCTGGTTCCATTACGAATAACATCCCATTGAACTTATCCCCAAATTTCTTACCCATCATACCTGCTTGGATGTCTTTTTCACTTACAACAGTTTTAACATCAAAGAGGTTATTATTTATTTTAACCTGATTCATATTTATAAATATAGTGGGTATGAAAGAATTCAAAAGATATGCTGGTGTAATTATAAAAAGTAATAACAAAGTGTTATTATGTAAGAGGAGTCCGAATGACTCAATGCCGAACCAATGGAGTATTCCCGTTGGACATATTAATAAAGACGAACTTCCAGAACAAGCAGCACACAGAGAGTTCAAAGAGGAGACAAATATCAAACTCCCAAAGAATATAGATTTGGTTGGGATAATTAATAAGTATACAAAAGACGGAACAACCAAAAATGGGGTTTTCTTTGTTTATTTGCACGAAAGTGAAAAAGAAATAATGCCTGATTTAGATAATGCCAAAGACGGTTTTGAGCACACCCAATGTAAATATTTTACCAAAAAAAATATACCAGTAACAAGAGATACACAGGATTTGGTAAAAATTATAGAAAAAATATTAAAATAATTTGATTTTTCACATTATTGTGTGTATTTATATTACACAAAACCTAAATCAACCTTCTTCTTAAATAAAAAATGGTTTAGTTACAAAACCCACAACTATCGTAAAAAATTTTTGTGGGTTTTTTGTTTTATCCAAAAAGATTATATATCTTTGTGGTATGAGAAAAGAAGGATATAACATTACAATCGTCCACGAAAGTATGGGTGAGATTTTGAATGAAACTTTGATGGATAAAGTTCAGTTCAAATTGTTTTTGAAGATGGTTCACGGATGTGTTGAGTTGAAAAACGACTTATCATTTTTTGATGGTGATACGTTTTTGGTTCATATTCCGTGTAAAATTCTAAAAGAAAGTGTAATTGTTACCCGTGTTAAGGAACTTACACTAACAGAACAAGTAAAAAGTAAAATTGAAGCATTAGTAACACGAAATGATTAATTGTATTAAATATATAACACCACTTGTGTTGTTGATGGGGTTGTCTTCTTGTTATAAGGAGGATATACAACCACCAAACCCACCAACACCTATTATAACTGACTCAACACAGATTGACTCAACTTATAATCTAATAGGACAAGTATGGGTTATTTCATCATATAGGATCGGTGAGTTTGGGGAAATATTACCTTTGAATGACACGATTGAGTTCATTACAAGTAATCAATATACTTACAATGGTAGTCAATCTCCATACTCATTTTATCCCACTGCTTCAGCATTCAACCTAACTTTGAATTACACTCCGTTTGGAAACATAAGTGGAACAATATATGCGGGTAATTTATTCACAGGGGAAATAAATGGTTTGAAGTTTACAGATATAACTTTTGGTTCAGGTAATCAAACAAATTATTACCTTTGGATGACAAAACAATAGGTTTCCTTGTTCCTAAAACAAGGTGGTGGCTGTTTCGTTCCAATGAACGATCCCAAAAAAAGAACCGTAATAGGTTCTTTTTTTTGTGTATTAGAAAAAAAGTATTATCTTTGTGATATGAAACTAACGAAGAAAGAACAATTATTTATGGAGCTCTTGGAAAAAGAGGGCGTTGTATGGCAGTTTGACTATGTAATGCTCAATACCAAAGACAAAAAAGGCTTTGATAAGGTAATCGCATACAAAGCTTGGAATATTGCTTATGACTTGTTAGAGAAAGGTTTAATTAAGGTAAATCCTAAAAACAATTTTGGTTGGGTAAAAGCGTAAGATATGGAAAAAATGATATATTTGGTAAGAGGGTTACCATCTAGTGGTAAAACAACACTTGCAAAACAACTAACTTCAAATGTGTTTGAAGCTGACCACTACTTTTATGATAATGATGGAAACTATAATTTTATTCCATCTAAAATAAAAGAAGCACATAAAGAGTGTCAAGAATTTGTTGGATATGCAATGGAATCAAACATTCCAAAAATTGCAGTATCAAACACATTCACACAAGAATGGGAAATGGAACCATATTTTGAAATGGCGAAAAAACACAATTATTATGTGACTTGTATTGTGGTTGAAAATAGACACGGGAACAAAAACAAACACGGAGTTCCCCAAGATAAAGTAGAACAAATGAAAAATCGTTTTAGTTTAAAATTATGAAATTTGATAAAATATTGACATCAGGAAAAGTATTCTTTGTATCAGATACGCATTATTCCCACAAAAACATATGTCGTGGAGTAACTGATTGGCGAACACAAGATGGGGAAGTACCAGTTCATTCAACAAGGGACTTTAATACCATTGAATTAATGAACAACGCTCTTGTTGATAACATCAATAGTGTTGTTGGACAAGATGATACTTTGATTCATTTAGGTGATTTTTCCTTTGGTGGGTTTGAAAACATTGGAAACTTTCTTGACAGGTTGGTTTGTAAAAACATTCACCTTGTATTGGGTAATCACGACACACACATCAAATACGACAGAGATGGAATACAAGATAGGTTCTTGAGTGTCCAACAATATTTGGAAGTGAAAATAAATGACTATTACTTTGTATTAAGTCACTACCCACTTCAAAGTTGGCATGGGTTAAACAAAGGTGTAATCCATCTCCACGGACACGTACACCTACCAAAAAACCTAAAATTTGGTAATGGGAAAAAAATGGATGTTGGTGTTGATGGAAACGACTTAAATCCCTATTTAATTGATG